TGATGCTCTTAAAATCGCAAACGCTGGTGGTTCAAATGGTGCTGGAACAACAACTGGCAATACCGCTTTAGGAACTCAGGCTGGAAATGCTTTAACAACAGGAAAATTTAATACTTTTCTTGGAGCTGGTACGGATGCTTCTGCAAATAGTGGGGAGAACCAAACAACAATAGGATTTGGTGCAACTGGTGTAGCAGATAACTCAGTAACTCTTGGTAATGGAGATGTAACTGCTGTTTATATGGCTCAAGATAGTGGAGCATCTATTTTTTGTGGTGATATACTTTCAGGTAGAGCCTCTTCTGGCTCAACTGGAAATGGTCATGCTATTAGGTCTGCTGATTCAGCTATTTTTAGTAGAGATGCTGGTGGTGAAACAATGCAAGTTTGTAGAAATGCAGACAACGGACAATTTATTCAATTTAGAGCAAATGGAAGTATTGTAGGAGATATTAAAAATACTGGTGGAACTGTATCTCTTACTGGTTTTTCAGGTTGTCACGAAAGTAGTAGTTCCGATACTTTAGAAGTAGGAATGGTGGTAAGTACAATAGACGAAGAACATAGTGAGAATCACGCTAAAGTAGAAATCTCTAATTCAGTTGGAGATAAAAGAGTATACGGAGTTGTTTCTGATTTAGAAGGACTAGATGGAAGTAATGTAACTATTGCTTCAGTTGGTATATCATCAATTAAAGTTACTGGTTCTTGTGTTGGTGGAGATTTACTAGAAAGTAATGGAGATGGAACTGCTAAAGTACAGAGTGACGATATTATTAGAAGTAAAACACTAGGAAAAGTAACAATGGGTAACTCAACTGAAGAAGTTAAGATGGTTAGTTGTGTGCTTTATTGTGGATAATAATTAACAAACAAGGAGTCAATAATGGCAAAAAAAGAAAAGAAGCCAGTCCTGAATCTTGATGATAAAGAGTATATCATTGAGGATATGACTGATGAGCAAAAGATGATGGTAAATCATATTAACGACATTCAAAACAAGCAGAATAGTAATCAGTTTATTGCTGACCAATTATCTGTAGGTAAAGAAGCGTTCATTAATATGCTTAGGCAATCACTTAACGATGAAGTCGTAGAGGCTGAAGTAGAGTAATGATTGTAAGGAGATGCGCCCAAGGTCACGATGTTGTAATTCACAAGAACACTAAGCCTAATATGGTTAAGAAAGTTCAAATGGCAGATGAATCCTTAGTAACTATTACCTATCCTAATTCTAAAGATTATTTTGTTTTAGTTGATGGGGTAATAGAAAAAAAGACTGACTCATTTCAAACTGCTGAAGAGTTTTATTTGGATGAGTGCGAGAAAAAACACAATCAGACTAATGGGCGCATTGACATAGTACAACATAAACTAATAAATAATAAGGTGGTGGATAGATGAAAAGAAGATTTAAATTAAAAACAAAGGAAAAAGAAAGTGTTAATACGAGTTATGGGATTAGGGTTAAGTATATTTATGTTAAGTAGTTGTAGCAATGGGTGGTCGGTAGGAAATATGAATCCAACCCCTGAAGATTCTATGTATACTTTTGTTGAGGTGATTAGTGAAGATTCTACAAGTCATTTTTATAATGACCATATCAGGTTCAATAGGGATATGTGGTGTTTCAGTTGTTCAAGGTGGGAAATAGTTAAGAGACGATGAGTGAAGAAGTTAAAACTGCAAGGTCTTACAGAAGTAGCGTTGTGGATGATAATGCTATTGTCAGTATCAATCTTAAATGGCTTGGGCAACTTTGTGTATTGGCTTCAGTATTGGGTTGGACAGGATATAAATTACTTGACAGGTTGGAAGAGGTTGAGAAAAAGATTGATGAGCAACATATACAGATTGGAGATCTACTTAATAAACAGATTCTTGAAGAGCAAGTAAGGAGACAAGAATTAGAAGAAAAAATAAATTTTTATGAAAAAGAGTTTAATATAAACCCTCTAAGTTGGGGTAAGAAAAAGCGGAGGAAATAAATGGATTTTATGGCAGTATATGGTGAAGCGGGAATGATCGGGGTGGTAGGTATCATGTTTATGTACCTGGTTATATCATTGTCAAAACAATCAACTGCACAACAAGAATCATTAAAGAATTTAGAAATAGAAAACAAAGGTCAATCTGAAAGTATTAACAACATGGAAGGAATGATAATCAAATTAATTAGTAGGTGGAACGAATCAGACGCTGTAAGGGATAGAAGATATGAACAAATGATGGAAGCGATATCTGATTTAGAAAAACAATTATCGAGGATGGATGGTATTATGTCACGAATGAACGGGAATGGAAGGCACTAATGGATAACCAAGATTACAGAACAACTTATGCAAGGCACGATGAAAAATTAAAAAATATCTATTCCACTTTAAATAGAATGGAAAAGCAATTAAAGGATTTAAATGGCTCTGTTGGTAGACATGAAATAAACATAGCCAAGATGCAAGTTTGGGGAGGAGTTGCGTTGATAACTTTTCCAATAATAGTAAACACAATAATGAGGTTAATGTAATGTTAAAAAAGATGATAGCAAATGAATTGTTAGGTAACGAAACGAAAGATGAATTAATTGCAGAATTGAATAAATCTATAGATATACCAATAATTAGCGAAAAAACCGAAAAAGCTATATTGGAAGCACTTTGGAAAATAATTAAAAAAGTTCTGCTTACTAAACTAGGTGTATAGTGGCTAAAGACCCCAGATTAAAAAGATTTAACCTAAAGGGCTATAATAAACCAAAACGAACTCCTGGGCATAAATCTAAGTCCCATATGGTGCTTGCTAGGTCTGGAGGCAAAACTAAATTAATCAGATTCGGCCAACAAGGCGCAAAAACTGCAGGGAAGCCAAAAAAAGGTGAGTCTGCTAGAATAAAAGCTAAAAGAAAATCATTTAAAGCTAGGCATAGAAGAAACATAAAAAGGGGTAAAATGTCTGCTGCATATTGGGCTAACAAGGTGAAATGGTAATGGCAAAAAGAGTAAGTTGGATGTTCGGTAAAAAAAGGTATTACGGAACATTAATAAGAGAAACGAAAAAGTTTAAGTTCGCAAGGACTTCAAATGGTAAGATAAAAAAGATAAAAAAGAGAGGTAAATGATGCCAAAAGGAAAAGGGACATACGGATCAAAAGTTGGGAGACCTAAAAAGAAAAAGAAAAAAATGGTAAAGAAAAAAAGAAATGATTTACCAATTGCAAATGCTAGCCCTTATTAAAAAAACATTAGAAGAAATGGGCGAAAAATATTATTCTCATGAAGCTATGATGTTAATATATAATACAGGGCTAGTTGAATCAAGGTATAAATATTTAATACAGAAAGGTGGGTCGAATATTGCTAGAGGGTTTTTTCAATGCGAGCCTTGGGTTGCAGTTTCCGTCTGTAAAGATTATTTACAATACAGAGAACCTTTAATGAAAAAAGTTGCAGAAGTTTGTTATTTAGATTGGAAATATTTTATTGATCCTATAAGTGACGATTGGAAAAAAATCTTAACAACCAATATTACTGCTCAAATAGTTTTTTGTAGATTGCATTACTGGAGAGTTCCGAAGAAACTCCCTAAAACAATAGATGAACAAGCTGCTTATTGGAAAAAATGGTATAATACAGAAAAAGGCGCTGGAACTATTAAACATTTCAAGGATATTATAAATGATTAAAAGAGATGATATTACGAAACTTTTTAAAACTAAAGACAATGTCTTAATAGGTTGCCCCCAATGTTTATCACCAAGGTTAGTCAGGGCTGGTGTCCAACATTTAAAAAATAAAAAGGCCAAACAGAGATATAAATGCAATGAATGTTCTTCCGTTTTTACAAATGCACTAGAATTAAAAGAAGAAAGTTCTTTTGAAGTTCCCGATCTAAGACCTGAACCTGAGATGAACGTTGATGATATTATTAAATACAGGGTAAAAAAGTTTAAGATTAAAAATAATGTACAAGAATATTATAATTTAACTCATGTTAATATAAAAGTTGATGGAGTTATAGGTGTATGCCATTTCGGAGACCCTCATGTTGATGATGACGGAACTGATTTAAGTGAATTATTTAGTATCTGCGATGTTATTAAAAATACAGAGGGGATGTTCGCTGGAAACTTAGGGGATATACAAAATAATTGGGTAGGTAGACTAAAAGCTTTGTACGGGCAACAAAGTACAACCGCAAAGGAGTCATGGAAATTAACTGAATACTTTTTAAACAAATTACCTTGGCTATATTTAGTTGGGGGAAATCATGATGTTTGGAGTGGTGATGGCGACCCTTTAGAATTTATTATGAGAAAAAACTCTAGAACTACTTATGCTAACCACGGAGTGAGGCTTAATTTAAATTTCCCTAATAAAACTTCTGTTAGGGTAAATGCTAGGCATACTTTTAAAGGTAACTCAATGTGGAACTCTGCCCATGGTGTAAGCAAAGCTATCCAAATGGGGTGGAGAGACCATATCGTAACCGCTGGACATACTCACGTTTCAGGTTACCAAGTTTTAAAAGACCCATCTTCGGGGTTAATTTCTCATGCGTTGCAAGTAGCTTCTTTTAAAAGGATGGACGAATATGCAAACAGATTGGGCTTAGATGATAAGAATATATTTAATTGCCCTGTAACAATTATTGACCCGAAATATAGCGATGATGATAATAGAAAAATTACAACAATATTTAACCCCTTTGAAGCAGCGGAGTATTTGAAATGGAAGCGCTCACTGAAATAAGCACAAACGAAGAAGGCGAAAACGCTTTTGATGTTCTAATGAGATGCAAAGAATTTGCAAATGAAATTGATATAACAAATATCATTATAGATAATACATGTATAGACGAAAAAGAGATGTTGATAAATTTAATAGAATCAATTAGGAATTTAGAATTAAAAATACTTGAAATTGAAGTTCCTTTTACAGCAGAGGCAGAAGCATAATGAGTACATACCAAGAAAGTTATTGCAATATAACTACTGACTTGCTCTTTATTGAGCCAAATTTAAGCGAATATGACGGAAAAAAAGTTTTACCTAGTAATTGGGTAGCTTCTGGGACTTCGCACCTCTACAACCTTTATAATGTTGGGGATTGTAGCGGTCAAGTTTATAAAGAAGGAAAAGAATTAACTGAAGTAACTGACACTCCTAATTCTGATAATGAATATAGGTATACTGCTAGCACAGATTTATTAGAATATTATTTTCAAGGAACCAGTGTAAATACATTAAATAGTAGCGTATTTGAATCTTCTAGAGATTGGGTTGTATTAAAAACAGAAGCAGTAAAAAGGGCTAGTGATTTTATAAGATCAGTATTGCCTTTCCCTATTTATCAAAATAAAGGTGTTGGGACTCAAGATGCGGTTGGGAATGATTACCCCGAAATAATCGTAAGGAGTACAGCTGTAATGGCAGTTGAATCATTAGTGAGACCTTATGATGTTGAAAAAGCAGATACAATTAAGTCTCAAGCGATGAATGGTGAAGATACTGGCTGGCTAGACATGCTAAGAAAAGGTGAAATGACTCTGTATTCTAGTGAAGGTGAATCTAAATATAAAGGAATATTGAGAGTCGTTTCAATTAATGCAAATACAACTGGCTCAATAGTTGATGTAAGAGGGCGTTCGAC